CTCATCGCCAGTGATCAAGCTGAGTGGATTGTTTCCTACTCTATCAGTGGAGTGGGGATTGTTTCTGGTCAGATTACACTGACCCTTACTGATGATACCTCCGGCGACCAACTGATGCCCGGATACGTGATTGATGTTGTTGCTGGGGAGCGATTCGAGCTCAGCTTCAGCTTTGCTAGCCAAACAGTAGCTACTGGTACCTACATGATCGTCATGAGAGCTCAAGCCTCCGCTGGTTGTAGTGGCTCGGTTGAGGCTGATGGTACTGCCCTTTGGGTCTTGGCTCGAGGCATCACTGAGGGAATCAACCCGGCTTACGTTAATAGTGTCCGATTTGATTACACAGGATCTGTTCAAAGTTGGACTGTTCCGGATGATGTTACCGATGTTCGTATCGAGGCTCACGGTGCTCGTGGTGGGGAACAAGCTGGTTATTCAATCCCTGGTTCTGGAGGTATGGTTACCGCTGACTTCAGTCTTATTGCTGGTACTCCATATGATGTATTTGTTGGGGGTTACTCTACTAGCTTCATCAGAGGATGGCCTAACGGCGGTAATGGTGGTACAGCTAATAATGAGGGTCGACCGGGCGGAGGTTCTAGTTCAGTTCAACCGGATGGTGGAACCAATGTCGAGGATACTTTCCTATCGGCCCTAGTAGTAGCAGCCGGAGGAGGAGGTGGATCAGATGGTTTCTACTATTTCGGACCTGGGGGGCATGGCGGGTTTTATGCCGGTGGAGATGGGTATCGAGCAGTAGGATCCGGAGCTACTCAATCTGCTCCAGGAATCGGAGCCCATGAAGATGGAGATACCGATGCCATTGGTTACGGCGGAGATGGAGAAGCTTCAGGGGCCGTTCCCTACGCTGAAGGTGGCGGTGGTGGGGGTGGCTGGCACGGTGGCGGTGGTGCTCTGAACCAATTCAATGTTGCAGCTGGTGGCGGTGGTTCCGGGTGGGTATCATTGGATGGATATGACATTGACTACATGGATGGAGAAAATTATGGACACGGTTATGTTATCATCTCATGGCCTGACCCGACAGTATAAGGAGAAATGGTGACTACACTGTATATGACCGGCTATGAAGGAAGGACTAGGTCGAGAGATGATTTCATCGCTTGGCTGAAGAACCAATTCCTAGACCCTGAGCTAGAACGTAGAGTTCTAGCGATCATCGATGCCTCCCATGTCGCAGGTCGACCTCTTGGTGTGGGATCAGCAAAGCGGTCGAAGATTGCCGCAGACAACCTGTTCCTGTCTCGACATAACAAGGTTGCTGGTTGGGTTCCTGGAGCGATTTCATTCCAGGGTGGGTGGTACAAGCTGAAGAAGGGGCAATCTCCCGCTATGCCGGGTGATCGGACTTACCACGTTCGCATGACGCCCAAGACCACTACTGATCCGGATGCCGATGGTCTGTACTGCTTGGCCATCGACTTCATCGGTGATCTGACCTTCCTGGCAGCCAACCAGGCCGCTTACTACTTGAACGAGTTTTCAGACGAGAACAACGAAAAGTGGCATGGTCAAGGAGTCGAGTATCCCAGCTCTCGGAAGCGGTACGTCTATGGGAATAAGGATTACGATCCTCTCCCCTGGGTACCCCTCCCCGGTACTGGGATTGGTACTCCTCCTGCTCCCACACCGCAGCCGACAAAGATCTTCGCACCGACGCCTACTCAGAGGCAGAGGAAGAATCGGTTCGACGGCAAGAACGATGTGATCCAGGTTCGTGCCCTACAGCTTCAGTGCAACTTCTGGGGCTGGCGAGATGCGATGAACCGAACTTTGGTGGTCGATGGTGAGTTCCTGTCCAAGACCGACCAGGCGGTTCGAGCAATGCAACTTGCGCTGGGACTCTTTGTTGACGGCATCTACGGCCCAGCATCAGCTCGCCGGTTCCAGCAGCACTTGGATGCGATGGTGAGTTTGTGATAGGTAACGACACAAGCGCGGTGTTGCAGTCCACTGCATGGGTCTTGGGTGGGATAGCCCTCGTCATCTTCGTCATCTCAGTAGCATTCAGACTCCGGAAACTGAGCCTGGATATCCACGGAGTCAAAGTATCGCTAGATACTGAAGTTGTCCCGGCATCCAAGAAGATCGAACAGATCAGCAAGGATACGAGTGACATCAGTCAAGCGACCAACCACAAGCTCCCTCATGAGCTTCCCATGGTCAAACGGATCGGTATCCTCGAAGCGGGCCAAGTAGCAATACTAGGTTCATTAGAGGCTCACCGACGGGATACAAAGATCTGGCAGCAGACAATAGTCGAAAAGCTGGGTATCGAGGTAAGAATTGCCAGAGATGAACAACCACCTCGAGAACCAAACTCACGTGAAGGAGACAAATGAAGGAAGCTACCCGAGCATACATCTACCGCATCGTCGCTGTTCTCATGCTGATCGCGGTTGGTCGAGGTCTCGTTACTCAGGATGAAGCTCCACTTTGGTTGGGCCTTGCACTGAGCGTACTGGGTCTCGGTACTGCCGGCCTCGCAGCCAAGAACACGAGTACCAAGCCCTAACGGGCCCTCAAGAAGATCCCCGCATCGGTCGACGCGCCCTCACGCATTCAAGATCGGTGCGGGGATTTCTTGTGTGTGTTCCCTACTCGCCATAGGGAAACGGGAATTACTAAATCGCTTGATCATCGCATCGCATGATTCTAGCATCGCAGAGATCGACACACAGCAAAGAGGCCCCCGCCGTGCGATTTGGTGGGAGCCTCGATGCTACTTGCGCCGGAGGGGGATCAAGCCCTAGCGCTCAGTCCTCTTCCTCTTCGTCAGCAGCCGGAGCGGCCGCAGCCTTCGTCTTCGCCTTGACCTTGGCCGGCTCAGCAGCAGCGGTCTTCGCTGCCTTGTCGGACTTCAGCTTGGCGAGAGCATCCTTCTTGGCCTGTTCGATGGCGCCGCCCTCGACTGCCTTCAGCACTGCCAGGACCTCGGGGTCCTTCGACCCGGTCCAGGAGTAGCGGGACTTGTTGCCGGCGACGATCTCTCGATCGACTCCACCACCCTCACGGGCAAGCTTGCGGAGCAGGGTGCGAACTTCACGCGGGTTGTACTCCTTGCCAGTCCGCTTCTTGATCAGAGCGATCAGGTTGCGAACACCCCAGACCTCGGGTTCTGCGGTCTTGGCCGGCGCAGCAGCCTCTTCGACCTCTTCGATTTCATCCTCAACGACTTCAGCAGCCTTCTTGGCCATGATGATTCAACTCATTTCTTAGGTTGGGAGGCGTGATCGCCCCATGCCGATGTAATCACTATATCGACTTGCAGCCAAATCGTCAAGGTGAAGTTTGATCTTTATTCTTTGTAAGTACATGGCGAGATCGAATAGATTGATCGCATAACTTCCCCCTGATATGATGATGACATGGAAAAAACGATGACTGAGCGAGAGGTTTTCGAGTACAAACTGGGTCGTAAAGTCACTGATGATGAGATCGTTGCGATGACACCTCGTCGAGACAAAGCGACAATTTTGGCCACACTGAGTCGAGACTTGATTTACAAGCTATGTGATGTTTGTGCTATTCCCTTCTGCGTAAACAATTGGGACGATCGTAAAGCTAGGACTCCTCGATTCAAGGGCTTTGTAGTTTGCTCGAACTGCGACCCTCGAGCCGTCCCTGACCGGTACATGAAAGAGGGCTATCGGATCATTTGGCCCGGTCGACTCCGAGTCATTCGATACGCGCAGATCACGCGTGCGATGAGCATTCGTGGCTGTCTTTGGGATAAGGAGTACCTGGGAACATGCAAATGTGCGGGATGTGCTGCACAGAAACTGATGGGAGCTAACTGATGGATTACCTAGCAATTGCTAAGATAGCTATGGCGGCGATAGTGGAACATGATCGAGCTTACCAAGAATGTACTTGCTTCGATCCGACTGATGAACAACCTGCACAGTGCTGGTATCGCCTGACGTATGAGCAACAACAAGAAACTATTGCCGAGTATGTAGCCCGTCAGTTGGAGTTGAACTTTGGCTAAGTACCGGTTCAAAACTAAGCCATACCGACATCAGTATGCGGCATTGCAGAAACTGCTCGAGCTCGGTTGGGGTGGGGCTCTATTGATGGAACCTCGCACGGGCAAGACCAAGGTGTCGATCGACTTCGCCAGCATTCGACATCAGCAGGGCCGCGTCAATCGAGTCCTCATCGTTTGCCCCATGGCCATCGTCGATGTGTGGGTCGATGAGATCGCCATGCATTGTCCATTCAAGTACCGGATTACTATCTGGGATAAGAAAGGTAGGAAACAAAGTGAACTCCCAAAGTTCGGACAAGATCTCCTCGACTTTGTCATCATCAACTACGACGCCTTCTCAACGCCAGGTCGAATTACTGGCCGACGTGACGATGGATCTGCTGTCCGATCGCGTAAGAAGGGCGGACGGTACGATATATTTGCTAAGTTTAAAGCTTGGCAACCCCAACTCATCATTCTGGACGAAAGTCACCGGATCAAGTCACCGAGCGCAAAAAAGGCAACTGCGCTTGTACGCCTGGGCCCAGTCGCTGACTACCGCATCATCTGCACCGGAACAGCAGTAACAAAGGCAAAACGTACATTCGATCTCTACATGCAATGGAAGTTTCTTAGGCCAGAATCTCGACTGCTGTATAACTATGATGATGGTAGTCGACATACCTCAGCTACGTTCAAGGACATGTATGGCCGATTCATGCAACTTAAGGTTGATCCATCAAATCCTAAGAGTCGAACCTATCCAAAGTTCCAAGGACTTCGTAACCCGAAACGACTTCATCGCCTAGTCCATGCCGAGTCATTCGCCGTGACACGGGATGAGTGTTTCGATCTGCCGGCGGCATACCCTGACCAACTTATCCATGTACCTCTCGAGGAAAGTGCGGCTATCTATGACCAAATGGCTGAAGAAATGGTGGCTAAGCTCGAGAGCGGCGAGTACACTGAGGCAAGCATTCGCCTGGTTCAGAACCTCCGCTTTGCCCAGATCACGTCAGGGATTGCGACAACTGAACCCACACCTACTCATCCGAATGGGCGATTGGTTCGGGTCGGGTCGGAGAAGCTAAGGATCCTGAGCGATCTTCTCGAGGACTGGTTTGATCAGGAAGAGAAGCTTGTCATCTGTGCTCGGTTCAAGGCTGACATAACTGCCATCGCCGAGGTCTGCAAGAAGTTCAAGGTTGAACCTGAGCTCCTCATCGGAGGCCAGACTCGAGAGGTACGAACTGCCGCCATCGCTAAGTTCCGGATGAAGGATGGTCCTGCCGCGTTCGTCATGAACCCTCAGGCTGGGTCAATGGGCATCGATCTCCGAACGGCCTCGACGATGGTGTGGTATAATCTGACGCAGAGTTACGTTGACTACACTCAATGTCGAGACCGCATCGCCTTGTCGGGCAAGGCAAACCGCTACGTCTTCCTACTTGCTGAGGGTACTTATGATGAACTTCAGTACGATGGACTACAGAACGATCGTGACGTTGTAAAGATGATTCACGAATCACCAGAGCGCCTACTTCGTAACTTTAAACCATAGTTCAAGAACAAGCTAATTGCGGCGAGAACCGAGATCATGATATGATCTGGGATACACGAAAGGGGACAATGTGATTGTTGTCGAGGGCCCGGATGGTTCGGGTAAAACTACACTAGTCAAGCGGATCATGGAATCGAAACTTGGTTCTGAATTGGAACTCATGCCTCGAGCAGTTTCCAAAGAGGCCAAGTCCTTGACCAAGATCGATGACTACATCGAGGAGGAACTGGGTAAGGGGTTTGGTATGCGGTTGTACGATCGCTTTGCCTTGATCTCATCACCCTGCTATGCCATGCTTCCCGATCGAACATTCACCGGTCGGATGTTTGACCCAGTATGGCTGAGGGCCCACTTTGACAAGATGTACCAGGTT